GTACCAGCAACCCTAAAATTGTTCGTATTTATGACGATTTACTTACCAACTTACCAACTTCCACGGTAAGTAAATTTGAGTGTAAGTTGTAAGTTGTTGATTTTACTGGATAAATTAAACTTACTTACATTGGTTACCAAACCCTTTGGTAAGTATTTTATCCCTTGTAAGTCATTGATTTTATTGAAACTTCCCAACTTACCGTACTTCCCCCCCTATAGGGGGTATAGGGGGGTGGTAAGTAACCACCACCCCCTATACCTATAACGTAACCAAAAAGGAGTAACATGGAGAACCCGTTAGAAAGAAAAAGAAGGAACTATTTATCATTCTTTTGCGATGGTATTATAGATGCGGTTGCACATCGTGAACTTGATGCTAAAAAGAAATCATCGACTTATTATAAAAAAGGATATGATTTTGGTTTGATCTTTCGTGATAAATATTTAGAAGAAATGAAACAGGAGAAAAAGTAATGCCAAGAGTAGGCGAGAACTTACCAAAGGAACAAAGAGAAAGAGGATTGAAAAGATTGACACAACGTCAACAAGATTTTCTTGATAACTTTGTGCATCGAGATATGACACAAACTGCTTCAGCTCGACAGGCAGGATATAGCAACCCTTCCGTTGATGCAGTCAGACTTCTTCGTAACGAGGTCGTACAGGAGCGATTACAGGAGATGTATGAGGAGAATAGATCTAGGTTTGGTGTAACGCTAGATAAGTCGCTCAGAGACTTGTTAAAGATCCGTAACGAGGCACTGGAGCGGGAAAGGTACAGTGAAGCTATTCGGGCTGAAGAACTACGCTTAAAGGCTTCAGGATTGCTTGTAAACAAGGCTCATGTGCTACATGAGAAAGTTGATAGCATGACAAAGGAAGATATACTGGCTGAACTCAGCAAATTGACTCGTGTTGCGGAAGAAAGAATGAAAAGAGCCAATGCCACCCATACACACCCAAAAAAGATAGCGAAAAATAGTTAAACGTGGGTTTATCTGGGTTTGCACTTAGTTTTGCTGGGCGTCTAGAGACCGAACAATTCCCAGAGGCATCGGGATCGGGCTGGTCATCGGGCTATTTTACGCTGCCAATGCGTATAATTGTTCGCAGTCAGGTCCCAGGAGCAGGTCAGGTGATCGGGATCGGATCGGGACTCCAGCCCTGCGTCAGCGTGAATACTCACAATTGTTCGGAATCAGGTCCGCTGCCTGGCTGGACGCAGGTGACGCAGCGGGGATCGGAGCTGTTCTAGCCTCCTGCTGCAGGCTGTATACGCACAATTGTTCGTCTTCAGGGTCCTGCCCTGGTCAGGCTGCAGGAGAAGCAACGGGATCGGGAAGCTGTCCAGGCGTAACCTGCTGCCGAACACGAACAATTGTCTGTTTTCAGGTCCAGGCAGGTCAGGCTGCGTGGTCTGCATCGGGCTGTACGCTGTACCTGCAGCGTCAAACAATCACAATTGTTCGGATTCGGGTCCAGCAGGTGACGCTGCCCAGGCATAATCGGGGTGAATCGGATCGGAGGCACGCCGCCTCCCGCTCTGAACACGCACAATTGTTCGAGCTGGTTACGCTGCAGGTCAGGCAGCCGTGCTGTGCCTGGAAGGACCCGCCGCCTCCAGGGAAGGAATGCGAACAATTGTCCGCACTCAATACGCAGCAGGTCCAGGGAGCTGGACAGGCAGCGTAAAAAAAAATTAAAAAAAATGTTTTTTTATCTTGACGGGTAGAAATGATTACTATATATATAATGTATTCATTCAGCCAAAGGAGAAAAGAAATGGATTACTACAACGAAATGAAAGAAGCTGTAATTACACAGCTTGACATGGACGAGAAAGAAACACAGCAGACCTTGCGAGATGTGGCGAGGGGTGGAGCTTCTGGGGGATTCTCTGGATTCATATACCATTCAGACACAGTGAAGTTTGCAGAGGGTAATATGAAAGCTATTTATGAGCATCTTAAATCACAAGCAGAAGAATTTGGAGAAAATCCATTTAAGATTGTTCAAAATTTTAGTTGCTTGAAAGATATTAATCCGACAATTACTGAAATATCAGAAGTTATTCACGGTTTTGAACCTATACTTCGGCACGCAGAAGGGGTGGATGTTCAAATAAAAAATGCGTTGGCTTGGTACGCATTGGAAGAAGTTGCCTTCAACGAAGCGGAAACCTGATCCAGCAGGTAAATTGTTCGGAGTCAATCGGGAGTCGGGGTCACCTGCTCCCGATTTTTTTTGCCCTGCGTCTGGATCTGGTTCCAGCAGGTCAGGTCCCAGCGTCTGGATACGCACAATTGTTCGCTTTTTTCGCAGGTTTCTGCTGCAGGAAATTTTCTGGACAAAAAAAATAAATTATTTTGTTGACAGGTGTAGTAATGATTGCTATATTAGAATCATACAAACAACAGGAAAGGAAAAACAAATGCTAACTTTCAAACATTTTAACGATACTGGATTTATTGCACATATGAGTGAAAAGAAATCTAATAAAAATAAAGAAGCTGTTGAATTTTTTTTAAAGTATCCTGATAAATGGCATAGTTATGCTAATGATTATATTACAACAGATATAATATGTAGATTGGTTAACTTAAAAATACTTAACCATAATCAATATAATCAAGTTAAAGTTAATTCATTCAATGCGAATCTTTATTTAAAACAAACATAAATTAGTTCGGGATCGGGCTTTATCGGGGTCAGCTTCGGCTGGCTCCGATTTTTTTTTGCCTCCAATCAGGTAAAGGTGATACAGGTTTTGCTTCACCTGCCCAGGGGAAAATACGCACAATTGTTCGGAGTCGGAGTCTGGCAGGAGCTGGAGTAATTTGTGCTGGAATAAAAAAAGAGCCGAGAGGAAAGGTTCTCGGCTCTTGTGTACAACGATATATTATATATAGAAATGATTGCAGTCTATGTCAATAAAAAAAATAAAAAAAGTGCTTGACTTATGCAATGTAATGATTACTATATAATATATAAACAGCCAAAGGAGATAAAAAATGGCAAACTACTGTTACACAGATGTTCCTGAAGAGAACTCACAATTTAGGGTAGCGAAGATCGTTGAAAACGAATCAGGTTACCAGCCAATGGGAAAAGCTAATCCCGATGATCCAAATGAGCTTGATAAGTTCGTAGGCGACAAAACTCACGTTAGAGCTATAGTCGACAAATGGAACAAAGCGATTGGAATAGATCATGCAAAGGAGTGGGATATAAAGGTTTCCACTTTTACAGACTATGACTAAAGGAGAAATAGCATTGGTGGTGGCTCAAGCCATCACCTTTTTTGCAATAGCTTGTGCAGTTGTAATAATAATTCCATTTTAAGGAGGTAGCGATGGATAAAATTAAAATACCAACACCAACATGGGTAGAGCTTTACGGAGAGATTTCTTCATACGTTGAAGAGGCTATTGGTTTAGATGGTAGATTTGACAAAGATGGAAATCGTCTTGAGGAATATCAAGGAGAATTTGAATCTATCGTAGATGATGTAGAGGGCATCATGTCAAGGTTTTTTATTAAAGGAGAGTAGAGATGGATAAAGTAATAAGAGAAGTTGAAAATGATTTGGCAAATAAATTTCAATACATAGTTTGGGTCGGGGGTTGCGATGACTACTATTCTAACTATAAAGATGCCAAACGTGATGCTGACCAATGGAAAGCAAAAGGTTACGATGATGTAATTGTTGAAAAAATTTAGAAGGGAGGTAGCTGAAGCTGGGTTTGACGCCCAGCTTCTTTTTTGTCCTGAAGCCGAACAATTGTTCGTATTTAACCAGCCGAGGCACGCTGGTTTCGTGCTGTAAAAAAAATAAAAAAAGATGTTGACTTATGTTGTAATGATTGCTACATTAGAATTACAACAACAAAGGAAAGGACAAACAAATGGACGATAGAGATTTCACATACGCATCACTTCAGGATTGGGATAGATTCGAAGCTAGAGAGATTGGAGCTAGAAATCCTGACAGAGCTTACATCAGCACAGGGAATGATGTCTGGCACGTTAATCCATTCTGGGGTAAGTACGACAAGTGGGGTAATCCTCTAAAGAAAGAAGCACCTTATTCTCGTATACCTCACCCCGAAGATGGTGGTTGGTAATAAACAAAAACAGGCTGGGTTCTCCCAGCCTTTTTTTTGAAGGTAACACGAACAATTGTTCGGACTCACGCCACGGCGATTCACCTGAAGCTGGAATTTATGTCACATGACATAAAAAAGTGGTTGACTATTGTAGTAATCAATACTATATAGATCTTATCTATTTCAGCCAAAGGAGAAGCAAATGAAAAAGATTTATATAGCTTACGGAGCTAACACGAACAGAAGAGCGATGTCCAGCAGATGTCCAAACGCTAGACCGATTGGATCAGGCTTCATTGTTGGTCACAGGTTTAAGTTTAATAACGTAGCAGACATTGTTCCACATGACAAAAGCAAGCATAAAGATGCACCTGCAGTTGCTTGGCAAATTACACCTGATTGTGAAAAAGCACTAGACAGGTTTGAAGGCTTTCCAAGTTTGTACAGAAAGATTAATGTACTATTCAAAGGCGATGGTGAATACTTTAATGGCTTCGCTTATAAAATGAATTACACAGGATTCCACACACCAAGTCCTATCTATGTCGAAGGTATCAGAACTGGATTGAAAAATTTCTTCAATGCAAGTCACTGGCACATGATAGACGACTCTATTGACTCTGCAATTGTTGAGAGTTTTAGAATGGAGGAGAAAGGAAGTCCGTTGCATAAACGGATTGGTGGCAGGCAGTGGAGGTAAGTCTCTCCTGGCAAGAAGCCCAGACCTCCAGGGGTCTGGGTTTTTTTCTGGCTGCGTCACGAACAATTGTTCGTATTCATCGGACAGCAGCCACATCGGGCTAATCGGGCATCGGGCTTCTCTGCCATCTGACTCCTGAAGCAGCAGAACTCTGTAGGTTTTATAAGGTTATAGAAAAAAAATTTTTTTTGGCGGCGATCAAAAAAACTCAATAAAATCAATGACTTAATTTTCAGCCTGAAAAAAAATTACAATTGTTCGCATTTAAATCTTGTAATCATTACATAGAAGATATATATAATAAAGTAACAACGACAACAAAACTTTAAGGAAAGGCAAAAACAATGCAAAACTTATTCAAAAACAATACAATTGCAATTGGTCTAGAACCAGAATTTCAAGGAGCTAGTCCAAATCAAATGAACAGTTTCAACACTGGTTCAAATAAGATTGACGGTCTAAGTTATAAAAGTGATCCTAGTGTTGGTACTGAATGTGATTTACCAGTTCTTGCAGATTGTGAATTTACTAGGGACTATATAAGAAAAGTTTATGCTCAAATTCAAAGCCAAGGCGGTCGAGTAAATGTAAAATGTTCAACACATGTTCATTATTCAACTTTACCAATTAAACAAGGTTTGAGTAATGAGGAATTTTCTAGACGTTCAATAGCTATGAAAAATAATGATCAATACTATCTGCAAAATGCGACTAATAAGGCTAATCTATTTGAAACTGATCAAAATAAAAAAATACCTTTAGAGGTTGCAAAAGATATTCTTTATAGAATTTCAAAGCACATAGATTTTTTTCATTCTACAGTTTCAAAGTCTAGACGTGATGACGGTGGTTATTGTTCAGCTAATGGACGTCCTAACGGTTATTGGTGTAGAAAACCAGCTAGCACAACTCAAATAGTTTCAGCTAGACCAACTCAGCATGATCTAGAACGTGTTCAAAATCATACTAATCAAACTAGAAAATATTCAGCAGTTAACTTGCAACACTATGGAACAAAAGGAACTATTGAAATAAGATCTCATCAAGGCACTTTAGAGGTTCCTAAGATCTTTACTTTTATTAATTTCATACAAAATCTAATTAACCATAGCCTACAAACACGTTTTAAGGCTCATACAGTGCAAGAACAGTTAACTAGCCCTAGTTATATAGGAAGATCAGCTAACACCACCAAATCAAAGGTTTGGGACTTTTGCAGAATTGAGGGAGGAAGAACCGTTGAAGAGATTATGGCACATTGCGGTATAAATAATGCTCAAAGTGTTAGACGTACAATTAGTGAGATTAGAGCTAATGAAGCTTATGAGCCTTTTGTAGTCACTCATAATCAACAAGTTTACGGTGTTAGATATGGAACATCTAGCTCATTCTCTAACAACGGTTATGAGGTTTTAATAAATGCGAATGTTAATAGACCAACTAATAACCTAACATTCATTACAGATAATGATGAGAGAGGTTCTAGTTCATTAACCGCAGGTTTGGATAACCAAACACTAGCTGATCTAAATGAGAGAATTAGGCAATTAGCCTAGTTCTTTAAATCGAAAATAGAAAATAGCCTAGTAATTTACTAGGTTATTTTTTTGCCTAAGTCATTGATATTGTTAAATAAATCGGGACGGTATACCATAGTTCCCCACCAAATTTATATAATTTTGTAAAAAAATCTCTACACCAAGTTTTACTCAAACGACCCCCATGTTTTTGAAAAACGACCTCAAAAAAAATTTTATAAAAAAAATCTTGCACTTTTATGCAATCAATACTATAAGTAACATGAGCTG